TACCGCACCGACCAGGCCAGCAAATTCATCAAGCGCAGCCGTAAATACCTCGGCCACAAAGGCAGTAACACACGCGGCCTGCCGCTCGTACCCCGCAAGCCCAGCAAATCACGCCGCTACAAAATCCCCTTTTACGAGCTCGGCACCGACACCGGCAAAGACCTGCTCACCTCATGGCTCAGCGTCGACCAGCCCGGCCCCCGCTGCTGCCACTGGCACACCGGGTACGATTACGAATACTTCCGCATGCTCTGTGCCGAGCGTCCCAAGCGCGAAAAAAACCGCAAAACCGGCAAGATCGAAACCGTATGGGCGCTGCGCGAAGGCTTCCAGCGCAACGAGGCGCTCGACATCCGCGTCGGCAACATCGCCGTGCGCGAGATCCTCAACCCCAATTACGATAAGCTCCACACCTCGCTGATCGAACAGAGCAAAGACCCCGAAGACACCGACGATCCGCCAAAACCAAAACGCCGCCCACGCCGCAAAAAAAGCGGCAACGGGCTTGTCAGCAAACACAAGCAGGAGTTTTAACCCATGAAAAAACCAACCACCCAGACATGCCCCTACTGCAACGGCACCGGCCGCGATCCCCAAAACAGCGCCAACGCCTGCCCCGTCTGCCACGGCAAGAAAAAAACGTCGACCACATTCGAGAGGTGATCCCAGTGTCCAAGGTACTGTTGCGATTTGATGAGGTAGAAGTCATGCTCGGATGTTCAAAGCGCCATATTTATGATCTGCTAAAGGCCGGAAAGATCCGCGCGCAAAATCCACGCAGCGCGCCTGGAACTCGGGGCACAAAAATCGTTGCCGAGTCCGTTGACGAATATCTCCGCGCGACAGAAATACCGGCCGAAAAGTGGGGCGAATAAAAAAAGATGATTTCTAGTTGACACCAAGGTAATACCTTGGTATTATACTATCAACAACGGGCAATAAAGCCCAACCTAATCCGCCACCCACCAGGGAAGAGCGAAAGGAGAACAGCCATGACCATCGAAAAAATGAACCGCAACAGCTACGGTGAAATCATCAGCCTCGGCAATGAAAAAGAACTGCTCGCGTCTGCACAAAAACTGATCAAAAAAGCCGTCAGCAAAAAGAAGATCCCCGCCAGCTTTGACACCATCAAGCGCGATCGCAAGGGACGCTTCGAGGGCGAAGCTCTGCACCATGAACTCTACGACATCGCCCCCAGCGGAAAAAAAGCCCTTGTCTGTGTCCGTGAAACCGAGGGCAGCAAGTACGGCGTCGCCACGCGGTCAAAAAAATATTACATCATCCGCGCCCACGGAACAGGCACCGTCGTTTCCGAGGCAAGCAAGGCCGTTGCTGCAAAAGCATCTAAAGCCGCAGGCAGCATGCTCGGCTACGCCCTGGCTGTTGTCGAAGGCAAAGAAAAGCTCAAGGTTAAAAACAGCCTCTCTGAAACGCGGACAGGGTACAAAGCCCTCACCACCGACGACGAAGGTAATCTCGTAAGCTGCTGGGACGGTTCAGCTTGGCCGCTGGGAAAATGCCGTATCGAAAAAGCCACAGACAACCACTGTGGCGGATTTTACTACTACAAAACCCTCGATCAAGTGCTTGAAGCCGCCGCCAAAAACGAAATATTCGGCCCCTTGCGCGAACACAAAAACCTCGTAATCGCCAAGGTCGAAGTGGCCGGGCGCGAAGAACACGTCACCGCAACGAAAATCTGCGCCACAAAAATCAAGCCTGTCGAAATCGTCGCCGCCGCCATCTGATATCAAGCCGGGGCCGGGAAACCGGCCCCCCTTAACCACAGGAGGAAAACCATGTCCAGCAGAAAAACAATTTACCTTACAGACGATTCTGAAAAAATAATTGGATCCTCAGATAGTCTGTCCGGGCGCATCAATTCAATCATCGGTCGGTATGAAAAGGTCACGACCGACTCCATGCCAGCATTTACTGTCCAGGAATGGTGCGCAATCTGCGATGCCAACAACGGAACAATCGTGGACGATCAGCCACAGTCCGTCAGCTACATGTGGGCAAATATCGCAGATTCACCGGAGCTTGACGAAAAGTGGGGCGTCGATCGCATGGCTTTGGCAGAAAAAGTGCGCGACCTTAGCTTTGCAGAGCAGTGCTCTATCGCCGAAGTCGTTCGCGCCTTCTGGGGCAACGATTGGAGCCAGGCAAAAGATTATGCCGATGTCTTCCAGACCATCGGCGCCATAAAAAAATGATCCAGCGCGCCCTTAAAAGTTAACCCCCACCCGCCCGGCACCCGCCGGGCTTTTTTATGTTCCACCACAACATCTAGTGCTTTTTTGTGCAAAAGCGTGCAAAAGCGTGCATATGTTGTATTGACCCCCTCCCAAATCCCCGCCATAATCACCCGTATGATCACACGGGAGCCCCTCACCGTCGCCGCTGGCGACACCGTCACCTGGTCGCGCACGCTTGCCGACTACCCCGCCACCGCAGGCTGGGTGCTCAAGTACGCCCTGCGCGGCCCCGCCGTGGTCGATATTACCGGCTCCAGCGACGGCGACACCCATATCATCACCATCGCCCCCGCAGATCTCACAACCGCCGGCACCTACGCCGTGCAGGGCTACGTCGAAAACGGCAGCGAGCGGCGCACCGTCTACACCGGCCGCCTCAAAGTCACGCCCGATCTCACCGCCGCCGATGCCAGCTACGACCCCCGCAGCCACGCGCAAAAAGTGGTCGAAGCCATCGAAGCCGTCATCGAAGGCCGCGCCACCCGCGACCAGCAAGAAATGTGGATCGACGGCGAACGCATTGTGCGCACCCCCTTTGACGAGCTGCTCAAAATCCGCCAGCGCTACCGGCACGAAATCGCCGCCGCCGAAGCCAGAGAGCGTCGCAGCCAGGGCCGCAGCAGCGGCCGCACTATCAAGTTCCGGCTATAGAGGGCCATAAATGTTTGGATTTCTCAAAAAAGCCACCGGCACCAGCCGTATCGAACAGCAAGCCCAGCAGACCACCCGTGCTGCCCGGCAGACCCTCGTGCGCAACCCCCGCCTGCGTGCCATGCGCGGTTTCAAGGCCGCCGCAAGCGATCGCCTGCAAGCCAGCTGGAACCCCGGCGGCCAAAGCATCGATGCATCCATCCGCCTCGCCCTGCGCAAAACCCGCATCCGCTCCCGCGACCTGTTCCAGAATAACGAATCTGCCAAGCACTTCTGTCGCCTGCTCAAAAACAACGTCGTCGGCCCCGCCGGCATCCGCCTGCAGGCCCGCTGCGTCACCACCCGCGGCAAAGTCGACCGCTACGCCAACAGCCAGATCGAAAAAGGCTGGGCCGAATGGGGCAAGCGCGGCACCTGCGACGTCACCGGCAAGCTCACTTGGCGAGACGTCCAGAACATCGCCCTCGAAACCTGCGCCCGCGACGGCGAAGTCCTCCTGCGCAAGCACGATGGCTTTCCCAACAAATTTGCTTTTGCCGTGCAGCTCATCGAAGCCGACGTGCTCGACGAAACCCTTAACACCAAACTTCCCAACGGCAACACCATCCGCATGGGTGTTGAGGTCGATAAATGGGATCGCCCCGTCGCCTATTACCTGCTGCGCAATCACCCCGGCGACTACATCTACGGCCACCAGCGCGGGCTCAGCCACGAGCGCGTACCCGCCGCAGAAATCTGCCACATCTACCAGCCCGAATACGCCCGGCAGACCCGCGCCATGCCCTGGCTGCACGCCGGTATGTCGCGGCTTAAAAAAATGGACAGCTACGAAGAAGCCGAGCTCGTTGCAAGCCTCGTCGCCGCCAGTAAAATGGCTTTCTACGAACAAGACCCCGACGCCGATCCCGGCGAGTACGAAGGCGAAGAAGACGACGAAGGTGAATTCGTCGAAGAGCTCGAAGCCGGTACCATGGGCATCGTGCCCCGCGGCTATCGCATCAAAGAATTTGACCCCCAGCACCCCGCCGGCAACTTCGACCCGTTTATGAAGCGCCAGATGCGCCAGTTCTCCGCCGGTGCCGGGATCAGCTACGTCAGCCTCGGCAACGACCTGTCAGAGGTCAACTTCTCCAGCATCCGCTTCGGCACCGATGAAGACCGCGACTACTACAAAAGCCTGCAAACATGGCTCACCGAATGGCTTTGCGAAGATGTCTACCTCGCATGGCTGCAAATGGCCGTCGCCACCAGTGCCCTCAACCTGCCCAGGCAGCACGACATGCGCGAGCGCTACAGCGCCCACACCTGGCGGCCCCGGCGCTGGGGCTACGTCAACCCCCTGCAAGACGCCACCGCCAAAGAAAAACAGCTCAAATACGGCGGGCTCACCCATACCGATCTACACGCAGAAATGGGCGGAGACTACGAAGAGTACCTCGAAACCCTCAAAGCAGAAGCCGAGCTCGAAAAAGAATACGGCATCAGCCCCCCGTCCAAACAGCAGGAACCGGGCACCAGCAAAGGATAAACGCCATGTCAAAAAAAGCAGACAACCTGACTCGCACCGTCAAAATGCAAGGCCCCCAGCTGCGCGCGCTCAACTTCGACCGCGCCACCGTCGACGAAGACACCCGCACCATCGAAATCAGCTTCTCCAGCGAAACCCGCGAAGTCATCCGCTGGTTCGGCGTTGAAGTCCTCGGCCACAGAGCAGACGAAGTACGGCTCGAGCGCATCAACACCGCAGGCCCCCTGCTCATGGATCACAACACTCGCGACCAGATCGGTGTCATCGAAAAAGCCTGGCTCGACGAAAAAACCGCCAAAGGTCGCGCCCGCGTGCGGTTCGGCAAAAGCGCCCGCGCCCAAGAAATTTTTCAGGATGTCCTTGACGGCATCCGGGCAAACGTCTCGCTGTCCTACGACGTACACCGCTACGTCCTCGAAGAAGAAGGCAAAAACGGTCAACCCGATGTCCTACGCGCTGTGGATTGGGAGCCCCTGGAAGTCTCCATCGTCTCCGTCCCCGCAGACATCGCCGTCGGCCTGGGCCGCTCCCTCGAGTACGGGCAAGCGCGCGAAATACCAGTGATTGAACCGCAAACCGAAAACCCAACCGACCCCCACAGGAGCAAAACAATGAAACGTTGTCAAATGTGCGGCCACGAGCACGACGCAGACGTCTGCACCCGCTGCCACGGCCGCGGCCTCGATCCTCAGCCCGTTGCCCCCACCGTCAACCCCGACCAGGAGCGCGCCCGCGAGCGCAGGCGCATCACCGAAATCCAGTCCGTTGCCCGCGCCTTCGAAGGCCGCGCCACCGGCCTCGACGAACTCTCCCGGCAGTTTGTCGAAAACGGCCAAAGTGTTGAAGCCTTCCAGGGCGCCGTGCTCGAAAAAATCCAACGCGGCCTCAAAACCCCCGATTTGCCCGAACCGCCGGACGTCCAGCTCAACGAGCGCGAAGACCGCGACTACTCCGTGCGCAACGCCATCCTGATGGCCCTTGGCGAGCGTAACGACGGCATCGAAATGGACATCCACCGCGAGATCGAAAAAAAGCTCGGCCGCTCCTCCGACGGCATCTTTGTCCCGCTCTCCCTGCGCAGCCGAGGTGCCCGCGCCGCAACCGCCGCCGATACCCTCACCGCCGCCGCAGGCGGGGCCGCAGTCGATACCGCGCTCATGCCGCTGATCGAGATCCTGCGCAACAAGATGATGACCCGCGCCCTTGGCGCCCGCGTCCTCTCCGGACTGCAGGGCAACCTGTCGTTCCCGAAACAGATCGCATCCGCTGCGCTGTCATGGATGGCTGAAAACTCCGGCACCAACGTCAGCGAATCCGATCTCTCCAACTTCCTGGGGCAGGTCGCCATGTCGCCCAAGAGCGCACAGGCCACCACCTCCGTCAGCCGCCAGCTGCTCACCCAGGCCAGCGAAGATGTCGAACAGCTCATCCGTGACGACCTCGCCGCCATCAACGCCCTCGGCCTCGATCTCGCCGCCATCAACGGCAGCGGTGCAGACAACCAGCCCCGCGGCATCCTCAACACCACCGGCATCGGCGATGTCGCAGGCGGCGCCGACGGCGCAGCCCCCACCTGGGATCACATCGTCGGTCTCGAAACCGCCGTCGCCGTCGATAACGCCGATATCGGCAACCTCGCGTACCTGACCAACGCCAAAGTGCGCGGCACCCTCAAAACCACCGAAAAAGCCAGCGGCACCGCCCAGTTTATCTGGGAAAAAGGCGCGAACGGCTTCGGCGAAATGAACGGCTACCGCGCCGCCGCCTCCAACCAGGTGCCCAGCAACCTCGACAAAGGCACCAGCGTCGGCGTCG